GGCTGGAATTCGACCTTGGCGAAGCTGGCGCCGAACGAGCCGAGCTTCTCGACCTGGTTGATTTCGGTGAAGGTGAGAGCCGCGAAGCCGGTCGCGTCGAGCGTGGCGGGCGTTGCGGCCGAGATAGCAAGCGCCGAGCCTGCTGCAGTCTGAGAACCCATGGTCTTGCTCCTGGTAACGAAACGCCGGGAAGCCCGGCCGGTGATAGCCCGCCGGGCGGCGGGTTAGGGGTTAGCTCTTGGCCTTGGCCCGCGATGCGCGGGGGCGCTTCGGCTTGGCTGGCGGCGAAGGGGCGTCGGTGACGGGCTTCTCGACGGATGCCTCGACCAGTCCGGCCGCGCGGTAGTTCGCGAACTCGCCAGCGGTGAACTCATGGGCCTCGCCGGCTGCGAACTTGCGATCGCTGCCGGCATCGTTGAAATCGGTCGTGACGGTCGCGCTGACCATCTTCGGGGTTGCGGACATTCTGGTCTCCTCTCGTGGTCAGGCAGGAGCGTCGAAGCTGACGCGGAAATCCTGTGTCTGTTCGAAGCTGTTGCCCGGGCCGCGCAGGTCAGGGCCGCGGCCGGCGGTCAGGACGGAAACATTGTCGGCGCCAGCGATGCGGCCCGTCCGCCCCGCGCAGGCCTTCACGACCAGTTTCATCGCAGCGACCTGGTCGCGGTAGCTTGCGGCGCGCGCGGTGACAGAGATGCGCTCGATGGTGCGCACGGTCGCCCCGCGCTTCAGCATCTGCCGCTCCACGTTGCTGGTCATCCGGACCAACAGCGTTGTCAGCGCGACACCGTCGGGAAGCGCGCCAGCTTTGATCTGATCCGCGGGAATGGCCGCGATCAGCGCCTCGTCTGAATTGAGCAGCTTGCCAACGATATCGACCCCGGTCATGAGTCTTCGCCTTCCGGTTCAGCGGTTCCGATGATCCCCGAGCGGGTTACGCGCGCGTTGATGAAGCTCTGTGCCGCGGCGACCGCCTCGGCGCCCTTGATGTCGAGCGCTGGGCGTAAGAACGGGTTCGGCTTGGCGCCGGGGTGGAAAATGGTGTCGCCAACGAACTTGCCGCCGATGACCATCATGCGCTTGTCCGTGGCGTTGATCCGCGCGACGCTCTTGCCGCCGCTCTCATCCTTCGCGACCGAGATGAAATGGGCGTCAGTGCCATATTCGAGCCAGTTGGCGATCGAGCGGCCCCAGCCTTTCCGAACGGCGATCGTCACCGTCAGCCGCCCAGCCTCCGACTTGCTTCGCATTTCCCGCGCCTCGTCGACGTCGGAGGAGATCGACCGCTCCTTCGCCTCGGCGAGAATGATCTTCCCGCCGGCGCGCGCCGCGCCGCGCAGCAGCTTATTTTCCACCTCGGCAGGCAACTGCGCGATGTAACGGCGCACCGCCTGACCGCCCCGGCTGGTAGCCATCAGGCGGTGTTCCCGGCCGTGCTGTACTCCTCGACCATGAACTCGACGCCGGAGCGCTGACGGATGATCGCGGGGCCGGCGATGATCTGCATGATCCGATCCCCCATCACGAACCGCATGCTGCTCGTGATGTCGTCTCGGTAGCGCATGCGGACCCGGGCTGGCCGGGTGGCAACGTTGATGCCCTCGGCAAGCTTCTCGCCGCGGCTGGGCAGCATATCGACGACGCCTGCCCAGACCTCATCGACCAGTACCCAGCTACCGGAGCCCGCGTCGGTGAAGCCTTCGCCAGCAACGGGGCGCTCGATGCGGATGAAGTCGGGAATCTCACCCGCGGTCAGCTGCGTCATACGAACATCACCCGCAGCGGATTGAGCAGGAACTGGACCGCGAGCGGGATCTCGGAGACATTGACCCCAACCGCCTCGCGGTTCGAATACCACTGCCCGATGAGCAGCAGGGAGGCTTGGGCGACCACGTCCTTGTCTCGCTCGTCCAGCGTAGGAACGTCGACTGCAATGTCCCTGCCGGTCAGGTTCTCAATGGCGCGACGTGCCGCGCCAATCAGGATGTTCAGATACGCGTCTTCGCGATCGGACGCCCCGAGACGCAGATGCATCTTCACCTGTTCCAGCGTGACGAGTTCGTCAGCCATCGGCGCACCTCGTCAATTTGAGAGTTTCCGGGACCGACCAAGGGGTCAAGCCGATCCCGAACTGGGGAAGTTAGATACTGCGGATGGCCTGCGCGAAGTCGGCCAGATCGGCCTTCATCTCGGTGCCGTCGTCCTTCGTCAGGATCAGCTGCATCGCCTTCGGGTCCGTATACAGCGCCACGACCTCGGAGGCGGCGCGGCCTTCCTTGCCTGGATCACCCGGCTTGCCCGGCTTCCCGCGCTGCGCCAGCAGCATCCAGCCGTCGCCGGGCAAGTCTCCCGGATTGTCGACCTTGGCGATCCAACCGCTGCCGTTGAAGCTCACGATGTCGAGAGCGCGGTACGCCGCGGCCGGATCGTGCAGCCCACACGCTTGGCCTGGATACGCGTCCTTGCCATCGGCTGGCGGTGGGATCTGAGCGACAGCATCATCAACAAGCCGCTGGATCAGTTCCGGGTCGGCATCCTTGCCTGGATTACCATCCTTCGGAGTGGGTATCTTGGCCACGGCTTCCGTGACGGCTGCTGACAACACAGCCTCATCGTAGTCACGGCCGACCACCGGCCCCAGCGAACACACGGTGCCATCGGTCAAGGTTACTACGAGGCCACCATCGCGATCAATCAACGCACCGGCCAGACCTACGCCGTCCTTTGCGGGGGGGATTGCTGCGACGGCGCGGTCAACGGCCTGCTGGATTATTGGGGCGACATCGTCAGCGGTGACGCTTTTGCCGTCTACAGGAGCCGGCATCTTGCTAACCTCTGCGGAAATCCAATCGCGCACCTGATCCATATCGATTTCGACAGGGTCCCGTGGTTGCGGCAATTCGATTTCTGCAACGGCCTCGTTGACTATGCGCCGAACAAGGTCGGGATCGGCATCCTTGCCGGGCGCCGCTGGCGGAATGGCGGCGACGGCGACTTCGACCATCTTCCGAACGTCATCAGGATTGACGCTTGCACCGTCCTTTGGTGCGGGGATCGCCGCCACGGCAGTCGAAATGGCGTCTTTGATCAAGGGCTGCACGTCATCGATTGTGACGCTTGTCCCGTCCTTCGGCAGCTCAATCTCGGCGACATGCCGAGCGACACTCTCGTCCAACATGCGGGCCAGTTCTGCCATGTCAGGCACGAAGTCGTTGCCGTCTTTGCCCGGCTCGGCCGGCGGTATAGCCGCAACAGCGTCAGCCACTGCGGACGAGATCAGTGTAAGGTCGGGACCCTCGGATGCCCGGGCTTCGAGAACAAGAATCCTTTCCACCAGTGCCCGATTGGCCTCCATGACTGGGGCCAGCGCGGCTGCGACATGTTCGCGGATGATCAGCGCCGTAGAGGTGGCGATTGCCTTCGCATCAAGCAGCATTAACGGCCTCCCGAAGGTCTTTTTCAAAAAGCGCCTGCTGCGCGCGCAATTGCTCCTCGTCGCTTCGCAGCGGCTCGATCGGTACCGGCGTTGGGACAGGCTCAGGCGGGGGCGGCGCTGGCGGCAGTGGCGGTTTCTTGGCCGAAACCGCTGCAACGCTGAGCGGGATGTCCTGCTGCTGCACCCATGGCTCGTTGCCACCTTCGACCGGCCCCATTTCGAAATCAGCGCGCGCGGTGTTGCGATCGAAGATCCCGCCCTTGGTGCCTGCTGCCCAGCCTTCGACGCGTTCCTTGAACGACGAGCGTTGCAGAGCGCTGGTGTCGAATTCGAGATATTCGTCAGGCTGCCCACCGAGCTTAAAGAACAGACCCATCGCCTCCTCGATGTGGTTGAGGACGAACCCAAGGCCGCTGGCGAGCCAGAACTGCATCAGCGCCTCGGTGGAAGCCAATGCCTTCACCTCTTCGCCGACGATCGCGTGCGGAACGCGATAGACGTTGGCGATAGCCTTGTCCGACAGCTTGAGCATATCGATCAGGTGGGAATCGCTCGCGCTCGACGCTATCGGCTGCGCTTTCAAACCAGCGGTGAGGATCGGCGTGCCGCCTTGGTTAAGGTTCTTGGATTGCTCGTTCCAGGATGCACGGAGATCGGCAACTTGGTCCTTCTTCAGCTGCTGATCGGTAGTGAGGACGAAGGATGGACGCGACTGATTGAGGAAAAAATTGATCTGCTGCATCAGCGCGGCGTTGCCCGCCGCCAGCTGAAGCCCAGCCGCAGCAATGGGCGTTTCCCCAACGAGGGGATGGCGAGGGGTGTGCAGCCGAAGGTGGAGTACGTCACGAGCCGGTACGATGAGGCTCGAACCGATCTGTCGCTCGACAACCTCGTTGCCGGAGAGGTGATAGAAAATTGCGCCCGTGACTGCGAGCTGCGCAGCGCAGCCACGCGAGTTCATCAGGTGCAGCTCGGTGATTTCGTAGCGCTCGTTCCGCAGCGCGAGGGCATACGCATTGCCGTCGAGTAGCAGCGAACGGACGATATTGAGGAGGAAGTCCGAGACGCTCTGATAGGCGTTCGGCTTCTTGATCACCCGGACCAGCGCCGAGTTCGTTACGCGGACGCGGCCCTCTCCTTCGGCGCGGCGCCAGTGGTTACCGGGGCACATCGCGATCGTCTGCGCGTAAGCCGAGACGCAAGCCTCGACCATAGCCGACCCGCGAGGGTTCTGAACGTCGTAGCCCATTTGCCAAAAGTTCAGGTTTCTACCCGCTTCGCCTGACAGCCACCCGCCGGTGATCGGTAGGTCATAGGGGCCTTCCCAATATTCACCCTCGACGCTCTTCGCGGCGCGCGGCGCGTCATAGCGCTGCTGCGCTACGGCCGCGCGCGTGGACAGCTTATAGCCGCCCAAGCTCGAAACTGTCTGAGTGACGGGAAGGCCCACTACTTAGCCTGCCTTCGACTGGCGGGTCTTGTAACCGCCGGGCTCGCCGCGCTTCATCGCGTCGAGCTCCGACTGCGTCGGCGTCGGCGTCATCGCCTCGACCTCTTCCATCGCCGCAACTGCTGCTGCACGGACGTCATCGTTTTCTTCGACCTTGGCCTTACTCGGCTCGGCCTTGGGTGCTGCTTCTGCCATGTCATTCTCCATCGTGAGACATGAGGGGAGGTGCCCGTCACTTCCGAAGAGGTGACGGGCGGGTTGTTACCAGGTGACGCCGGTAACGAAGGCGACCATGCCTGCGCGACGCATCGCCCAGTTGAGGTCGAGCACCATTCGGAGCCCCAAGGAGTCGGTCTGGAAGAGCGACCGGATGGGTGCTGCAACGGCATTGGGCGTACCCGCCGTGCTGAGCGCCGTGGGGGCCGTGTCCTCCATGTGCAACGTAGCCTGATCGCTCACGTCGAACCGTGGTTCGTCGCCGGTAGCGGCAAAGAAGTCCGCTGCATCGACGAGCGTGACCATCCCGGGAGCGACAGTCGCCGACTGCGCGACGGGGTAGCCGAGGAGGGTGCCATTGCGGAGATCCGCAGCGAACGGGAAATCGCCCGTGCCGTTCTGCGTCAGAGAGATCGACAGCGCCTGCACCGGGTTCATGACCCAGACCGGGTTACGGATATTGCCGCCCGACGAGGTGATCAGCGCGCCGACCAGCGCCTTGAGATCACCGACCAGCGCCGCGAAGCCGCCGCCTGCCGTCGGCGTGATGCCGGTGACGCCGTTACGCAGACCTGCGGGACGGATAAGCGAAGCTGCGGTCGTGTCCATGAGGACGGTGTCGATCGCGACGCCGGTGTCTTCCTGGATGGCGTTGCGCAGGACGAGCTCGATGTCCGGCGTCGACTTCTCCGCGATTTCGCGCGTGAAGGTGGTGATGACGGCCATCTTCTTGGGCGTCAGCGTGGTTGCCGTGAATGCACCTTGGCGGACCGGGATAGCGGCGCCCTGCCCAACGAATGAGCCCGCAATTGACGGCGTAGCTGCACGCGCCGGGATAGAAATCACGCCGTTGCGGCCAAACGTGAAGCGCCCACCGAGGTCGCGCAGGACCGGGTAAATCGACTTGGCGGTGAGGCTGTCGATAAGGTCGAGAGTAGCTGTCTGGACAAGCTCCGCGGCCCAGCCGGTTGCCGTGGTGGTGGCGGGGACCGATGCACTCTTGGTCGTGAAGTCCAGCATCGTCTTGACGCTGTCGTCTTCGCCGTACCGACCGATCATGACATCATGGATTGACCGCTTCTCGATGTGCGCCAGCACCTGAACGACTGCAGCGCGAATCACGAGATCCTGCGGCGCGCTCTTCTTGGCGGGTGCGGCGAACACGCGATGCGGCTCGCTGGTGCCGGGCTGCGCAGTCGCGGCTGCAACCGTCTTGGTGGCGAGGGCCGCCTCGGCGCGCTGCAGCGACGCGAGCTTGCTCTCGGCTTCGCCCAGCGACTTTGTGATCTCGTCGCTGACGGTTTCGTCGAAGTTCTCGTCCTTGAGGTGGGCGGTGAGGGCGTCCTTCTGGTGGACTACCGCATTCTGCGCATCAACGATGCGATCGGCGAGGGTCTTCATGATCATTGGCTTTCGTACAGGAGGTTGGCTGGCGGGCTCGCCGGGGGACCCGCTCCGCTCAACCGCGGTGATCTGCTCGGCTGGCTCGCCAAAGATCACCCGTTGCACGTCGTCGGAAAGGTTGAGGCTCTTGGCGACCGCCAAGGCGTTAGGATTCGCCGGGATGCTCACGACAGAGCATTCGACCAGGGCGGCCCGTTTGAATTTCACGCCGCCGTTCGGGAGCGGCTCGGTGTCGATCGGCCGGAAGCCCACCGACACGGCACGCAGCATGCCGGCCTCCACGAACGCGCGGATCTCGTCGACCCGCGGCGACATGCCGCGCGGGAGCAGTTCCAGACGCCCGCGCAGCGCGCCGGCCTGGACGCGCACGTTCTTCCACACGCCAAGCGGCAGATCCGCCTTGTGGCTGAACAGCGCGATCGGATTCCCGACGAAGTCTGCGAGATCCCAACCCGACTGGACGATCACGTCGCCCATGCGGTCGACGGTCGCGTCCGACATGATGAACTCGAGAGGATCGTCGCCAGCGGCGCGAGCCATCGTTTTCTCGATCGTCTGCATGATATTCTCCTGTCAGCCGATCATGGCAGAGACATCGAAGGCGCCTGCGGCCTCCGGGTTACGGGTCATCAGCATCACCGCGTTGAAGGCGGCGACGAGGGGATCGATCTTCGCCTTGCCGGCGATTTGCTTGGTGATCAGGACGGCATTGCCGCGCTGCTCCGCTTTCGCATTACCGACGCACCACG